TTGTAGGCTTCAAGATCATCGCGCTCGGCTTCGCCTTCGAGCCATTTCATGGCAAAAGTGACGCCGGCATCGATCATGAGCATATTAATCGGGACACCCCACGTTGAGACCGTGGTATTGATGTCAAGAAAAGGCTGAAAAGCCTTGAAATCAGTGGATTTGACGATCTTGCTTGATTGAAAAATCAGCGATTAAGAAGAGCTAAAGATAAGAAAATAGGGGGGCAAAGGATAGTGGAGTGTACTGCTTAGATAACAGCAGGTTTTTTGCTTGTTGAAACTACTCGTTAGATGTTTTAGTCCGCTTGAGACGACTGGTTAGATGTATTTTAGGTTGAGACTGTTTGATAGATTTTTTAGATTAATGTTCCAGCTTATATTTCCACATCAACCTTTGCCCCTGTCTTAAAGACTACTTCCAACCGCTCGTCAAAAATGGTAATTTTATCAACAAATTGACGGACAAGCTTATCATCAAACTTGAAGGCATCTGCATCTTGAGTTCCAATAAAATCCTCAATTGCCTTTAGGCTATTTTGGTGGTTTTCTTTGCCGGCCTCTTCGTAGAGAGCTTTTTCTTTCTCGTCCTGTAAAGTGTAGATGCGCTCGACCAGATCATTATATTCTTCCTTGGTCGAAGTCCTGGCAATGAGCTGGAGCTGTAGCTTATCGAGTTCTTCTTCAATCTCAAAGAGTGATCGACCGGGTTTTTCCGTGACTGCCTCCTCGATGGCTTTCCGTAAGCCTTCGAGGAAGGTCTTCTTATCGGTCAACATTTGCTTAAAAGCATCCTTTGTTCCCCGGATCAAATCATTTTCTAAAATCGTTCTGGCATGGCAAATCGTCCCTTTGTTTTCAAGACGACTTACGCATCGCCAGACGATAGATTTCTTGCCACGATTGTTCCAATGTACTCGGCGGAAAATATCGCCACAGTTACCGCAGACGACCAGATTGGAAAAACAGTTATTGGAGCTGTAATTTCTTTTTACTCCGCTCTTGTTTCGCCGTCCGTTTTGCCTTTTCAGCATTTCCTCTTGGACAGCATAGAAGATGTTCTTAGGGATGATGGCTTCATGGTGGTCTTCAATGTAATATTGGGGCATTTCTCCATTATTTTTGATTCGACGTCTGGTGAGAAAGTCCACGGTATAGGTCTTTTGCAGAAGCGCATCACCCATATATTTTTCGTTTTGCAGGATTTTCCGTATGGTTGTGTCATACCACTTTTTCTTTCCTGCTCCGGTTAGGATGCCGTCTTTTTCTAAGTTTTTTGCAATCTTGTAGGGAGACTCTCCGTCAAGATATTCTCTGAAAATACGTTTAATGGTTTCCGCTTCTTCTGGGATGATAACGAGGTTTCCGTCTTCGTCTTTACCATAACCCAGAAAACGATTGTGATTGACGTGAACTTTTCCCTGTTGATAGCGATACTGCAGGCCAAGTTTTACGTTTTGAGAAAGGCTCTGACTTTCTTGCTGAGCAAGAGAAGCCATGATTGTGAGTAAAACTTCGCCTTTAGAATCCAAGGTATTGATGGATTCTTTCTCGAAATAAACAGGGACGTTTTTGGCTTTGAGTTGTCTGATGTAATGTAGGCAGTCGAGAGTATTTCTTGCAAAACGGGAGATGGATTTTGTGATGATAAGGTCTATCTTGCCCTTCATAGCATCATCAATCATCCGCATAAACTCAAGTCGCTCCTTAGTTCCGGTTCCTGATATCCCATCATCTGCATAAATGCCTGCGAGCACCCACTCCTTGTTACTGTTTATATATTCAGTGTAGTGTCTAATCTGAGTTTCATAGCTGAGGTTTTGTTCTTCTGTCTCGGTGGAAACACGGCAGTAAGCAGCTACTCTAAGTTTTGACTTCTCACTTTCTCTCTGCATGGCTTTTGGCTTTGCAGGTATAATCACAACATTATTTCTTGCCATGTATTTCCTCAATTCTCTCATAAATAGCCTCTGCTTCCTCGTACGGGTTATTTTTAACCACATCGGAGGGAAGTAAGGTGAATTTTGGTGCTTTATATTCCGGCCGCTTCTTTTTCTTGACTGTTCTGCTCCTTGCTTTCAGCTTTTCTTGCACCGCATCAAAGATTGCTTCTTCAATGATTTTCGGGTGCTCCTTATCGCCCAGATAAATGGGATTCATTAGGCGTCTTTTTATAGTGGGATGGGTACAAATCATGCTCACTTGTTCGCCTGCCTTTTTCAGGGAAGAAAGTTCAAGATAAGCCTTAAATAGGGCTTTAAGTTTCTCGGCTTCTACTTCTTCAATGACGAGTTTCCCGTTTTCATAAATGTAGCCATAGCTTGTGTGTCTCATATTAAAATCTCTCCTTTAGTCTCAAGCCTGATACCAAGTGGAAAGTGATGCTTTCCCTTCCGTCGATTTCAGCAAAAGAGACGAGTTTTTCAAAAAGCTCGCCATCAAAATGGGATAAGTTTTCATGCTTTTTTGTAAAACGATAGAGATTCATAAGCCCATCGTTTTCATATGCTGTTTCCTTTTGGTTAAGATCGAGGAGTTCGATTTCTCGTTCTTTTTCTACTTTCTCTTTTAAAGCTTCTTCTCTTGCCATGTGGTGGTTCTTGTCGTTTAGAAGCCCTTTTGCTTTCAACTCATCAAGAGTACGAAGTTGGCGGATAATATTTTGTAATTCTTCTCTTAATCGGTGTGCTTTTTTCTTGTCTATTCGAGACCGACTTTCGACATTTTGTTCGAGCAAAGGTTTTAAGATCTCATCTTTTGCAAAGATGAGCTTGTTAAGCATGGTGAGAAATGCCCATTCTATTCGGTATTCTTTGATAGATTTCTGGGAACATAAATCCTTGGAGCTAATGTGCCGCCCACAGGTCCAATGGATAGATTTGTCACCTCCATAGCTGTGGATTCTTCTTTTATAGGTGTCGCCACATTCTTTACAGCGGAGTTTTCCAGTGAAGGGATAGACTTTATTTTTCTTCACATTGCTCTTTCTCCGTGATTTGATTTTCTCTTGAACATGGTTAAAAACCTCATGACTTATAATGGCAGGGTGATGGTCTTTGATAAGGTATTGCTCCTTTTCGCCCTTATTACGGTGTCTGACAAAATGGTCATCAGTGTAGGTCTTTTGGCATAAAACATCTCCGGTGTAGAATTCGTTTTTCAAGATGCCAAGTATGGTGGTGTCCGACCAGACTTTACTCCTTATTGGAGGAATTTTTCTGTGATTCAGATCTTTGGCCAGTCGGAAACCCCCTTTTCCGTTTAGACTTTCCTCAAAGAGAAAGCGGACAATTTCAGCCTCGCTGTCATTGATGACAATTTCTTTTCCGTCATATACATAGCCATAGGGTAAATAGTTTGGAAGGTAAGTGCCGTTCTCGAAGCTTCGTTTGATAGACCATTTCAAGTTTTGCGATGTAGATCGGCTCTCCTCTTCAGCAAGACTTGCCATGATGGACAAGATAAGTTCGCTTTCCATTGAAGAAGTGTCAATGTTCTCTTTTTCAAAGCGGATACATACACCGAGTTCGATTAACTCCCTTATAAGCGATAAGGCGTCAACTGTATTTCTGGCAAAGCGAGATAAAGATTTGGTCAGGATTAGGTCAATCTTCCCAGCCCTTGAATTTGCCATCATTTCTTGCAATCCGAAGCGTCCGTCTGTTTTTGTTCCGCTGATGCCCTCGTCCGAGTAAATTCCAACAAATTCCCAAGCAGGATTCCTTTTAATTAGGGATTTGTAGTGCGCTTCCTGTGTTTCAAAGCTATCCAGTTGCTCAGGGTTATCGGTGGAAACACGGACATAAGCACAGACACGAAGCATTTTCTTTTTTGGTGAGTTTTTTTCAATGGTTTTAATCACTATCTCCACCTCCTTCCGTTACTGTATATTTGCTCTAAAAGTCAGTAATAGCAAGGCTTTTAGGCCATATTTCTACCATGAATGGAGGAAATGTTTGACGGAGATTTTCTTCGATTTTTAGCTCTTCTTTTTCAGAAATAAGACCTTGTTCTCTCATCGCATCAAGAAGTTTGATTGCTCTTCTGTAGTTAAGTTCCTGTTGCATTCTTTCGAGGGAATGGAGGGCGTTTTCTTGGTTCATAACAACCCTCCGTCTTGCATTTTCCTTTCGAGCCATTTATTCGCACAGTCTTCGCAATAGACATTTGTTTTGCAAAGTGTGCTGTCTTCTTCGCTCAAGACTTCGTCCAAGTCGATGGCAATTTCTTTTCCGCAGACCGGGCAGGTGCCGTAGATGTTGTCATTGGTAAGATAGGTAATCAGCTCGCCGTTATCTTGAAGCGTCAGCTTGGTATAAAACATAATCCGTCCTCCGGTTTCTTTGTGATAGGGAAAACTCCCTTCACTTTCCCCTTGGACAGAACGGGTGGTTTTGGGCAATTAATCTTTTTTGTAGAAAGGGCAGGTAAATCCGTCTGCATCAAGTTTCAAGCCTTTAGCCCATTTAGGTGTCCGGCTCATCTGTTCGCAGACGGCATCAACTGACATCTGAGGATTAGTTTCTATGACGATTTCATCGTGTACATGCATGACGATGTCGGAGTATTGAAAGGTCATAAGGGCATTGCATAAGATGTCCCTGGAAATAGCCTGCACGATGTTTTCGACAAGCTTCGCTCCGTAGGTTTCAATCCGCTCCCAGCGTTTTCCCGTTCCTATGCCTTCA